GCCTCCGCCAGGCTCGACTGTCCGATCCGTCGCTGACCCATCGCTGCCTCGCCTTTCCCGTCACGAGGCTCAGCGAATCACCTCATCACCCGCTCAGCAAGGCGTTTCGCAGAGGTCTCCTGAGGTTCACCGCAACCATGACGCGCAGCGGGATGGTGAAGGTGGTGCGGCTGGTCAGCACGACCTCGTCGTCGAGGGTCGTGCCGGTCGAGATGGTCAGAGCGCCATCAGCGACGGTGAGATCCATGCCGCTGCCGCTGGCTGCGACGTCCCACCGGGCCGGGTTGATCTCGGTTCCGTTGAAGCTGTCGCGGAACTTCTTCTGCATGCTCTTGATCTTGAGCATGTCGTCTGTCCAGTCGTAGGCACCGGCGATCATCGGGGTTCTCCTGCAGGAGGCGTGGCGGCGCCGGTGGCGGCGATCTCGATCGCCGCCATCTGCGCAGCGTCCTGGGCGGCGCCGGACTTCGCGACGCGGCGTGGGTCGGTGTCGAGCGAGATGCCCGCCTCGTCGAGCAGCGCATTCGCCTCGCGGATCATCTCGACGGCGGCGCGGAAGTCGTAGCCGAAGGCGCCGGCCGCCTCGGGCTGCGGCACGAAGCCGGCTCGCACCTGGGCAATCAGCGCCGTGGTGTCCTTGAGCGGGTCGATCATCTCATGCGCCGGCGGGACGTGCGACACACCATCCGGCATCTCCGCCCCCCACAACCCGAGCAGCGCGCCCTGGGCGTGGAAGCGGTCCGCGACCGGCCGCACCAGCATGGGGATGAGCATCCCGTACTGCACCTGCTCGCAGAGGCGGCGGAACTCGATCTTGCCGGCGCGGAGCGAGGAGTAGTTCGCCTGCGTCAGATCGCCCGACACTTGGTCATAGGTCAGGCCAGCGCCAACGGCGGCGGCCTCCAGCGCGCGGCGGGCGAAGGCGGCGTGCGAACCACCACCGGAGGGGTTCACGACCTCCACCGAGCCCATGCCGCGGCGGTAGAGGATCATCCCCGGCTCGAAGCTCTCGACCGTGCGGCCCTGGGCGTCGCGGAGCAGACCAGCCGCGGCGCCGGTCAGCGCCTCGTCGCCCTCCTCGGAGACCACCGCCGCCAGGCACGCCTCGATCTTGGCCTTCATCAGCAGCGCGGCCTCGTAGTCGCCGAGGTCGCGCAGCCGCAGCAGGATGGGCGCCAGCCAGGAGACGTCGCGCAGCTGGCCAGGCCGGCGCTTGCGGTAAATGTGCAGCACCTCGCTGGCCGGGATGCGCTCGCTGCTTTGCCAGGTGGCGCCGGGCATGATCCACGCCGCGCCCGGATGCACGCGATGCAGCCAGTAGCCGATCGGCTCCCCGGCCTCGCCGAGGGCGATGCCCTGGATCGTGGCAGCGCCTTCCACCATGCCGTTGCGCGCCGTGTCGAGGTGGTCGCTCTCCAGCACTTGCAGCCGCAGCCCGATCGGGTTGGCGGCCGAGGGCGGCACCATCAGGAACCGGACGAAGCACTCGCCGCTTTCGACGACGGCGCGCATGACCAGCGCCTGGAGGCCGTAGAGATCGAGCCGCCCCTCGGCGTCGCAGGCCGTGCTTTCGGCCCAGCGCTGCCAGGCGCGGCCGTGGGCGTCGTCCGGCCAGCGGGTGGTGATGCCGGCGCCGACCGCGTTGCCGGTCCAGAGATCCACGATGCGGGCGGCATAGGGATCGTTGCGGACGGCGTCGCGGGCGCGGCGGGCGATTGTTGCCGCGGCCAGGCCGACCTCGGCGTTGGCGCTGCCACCGGACGGCGCCCAGGCGGAGGCGCGCTGGTCCTGCGCCGCGGCATAGCCCCGCAGGACGTTCCAGGCGTCACGAAGGCGCCCCATCACCTGCTCCCCTCGCGCGAGAAGCTGGCCAGAGTCACGGACGGGCGGCGCGCGGCCGTGATCTCCGCCCCACGCAGCGCCGCCATCGCCCGCGCCAACTCATCGAGGCTGCGGTATTCCACGGTCCGCCCCTCGAAGGTCACGCGCGTGGTGCCGCCCGTATAGGCCGAGGCCAGGGCGGCAGCCCGGCTGCCAGGAGGCTGCGCCAGCGCCCAGGCGAGGACGGTCGGGTCCATGCGCGTCCTCCTGTCAGCGCAGCCAACCGCTGCGCGGCGCAAGCCAGGCGCGCGGGCGATGGGTGTCGGGCGTGGCCGGCGGCGGGGGAGCGACATTCCCGCCGGTGGGAAGCTCGCTCCTTTGCAGCGGAGCGTTCGCGACCTGCTCGCGCAGCTGCTGCCAGAACCGCTCGCCGTAGCGATCGGCACCAAGCAGCCAGAGCGCCGCACGCGCCAGCACCGCGCAGTCCAGCGCCTCGTTCCTCTCGCGCAGCTTCGCCCATTCCTGCCGGGCAAAGCCGCGCCGGTCTTTCACCGTGCGCAGCTGCTCCGCGACCAGCTGCTTCACCCACTCCACCTCGATCGCGTGTGGCAGATGCACCCAGCCGGGCGGGAACTCATCCGCATCGCCGCGGCCGAGCCAAAGCCGGCGATAGAGATCGGCCTTCCAGGTCGAGACCGACACCGTCCAGAGCTTCAGCCCGCGGCGGAGCTTCTGGCCGTTGACCAGCGCATCCACCGGCGTCGGCCCCTGCACCGGCTGCGCGCGGTTCCAGCCATCCACGCCCTTGGTCGGCGCGATGCGCGGGTCGTGCAGCCGACGCAGATGCCCGTAGACCGCCGCGGTGTCCCGGCCGCCCGTATCGACGCACGCCTTGGCGACACGCATCGCGCCGCCGCCCTGCCGCGGCCAGTCCTTGACCAGCAGCGCCGCCAGCTCGTCCCATGGCTCCCGCTCCCGCGGGCTGCCGGGGATCACGACGTGATCCACCAGCCAGGAGGTGTATCCCTCCGCCCAGCCCCAGATGTCGCATTCGAGGCGATCGTCCTGCACGTCCACGCCGGCCGTGAGGCACAGCGCGCCGGCGGGCACGACGCCCATCCGGAAGTTCTCCCGCCGCTCGACGAGCCGCTCCCAATCCGGCGCCTCGCCCCGCTCCTGCCAGGTCTCGCCCAGCACGGTGTTCCGGAACGTCTTCAGGTCCTCCGGCTTGCCCTGCGCCGCCTCCCAATCGCGGGCGATCTGCTCCCAGGACAGCCAGCCCACCGGCGAATAGAGCGCCGAGATGTGGAACCCGACCGTGTGCGGATCCTCCGCGGTCGCGGTCGCCCGCCATTCGCCGCCCGCCAGCATGGCGGTCTTGTGATGCTCCTCGATTGCCTCGTCGCACGCCTCGCAATGGTAGCGGGCCGAGCGCGGCTCGCCCTTCTCCCAGCGGAGCCGCTCGAACGTCAGCCACTGCATCGCACCGCAGTGCGGACAGGGCACGAAGTAGCGTCGCTGGTCGGAGGCCGCGTATTCCCGCTCGATCCGGCTGCGCCCGGCGATCGTCGGCGTCGAGACGAGGAAGGCCTTGCGGCGCCAGCCGAAGGTCCGCGCCCGCGCCTCGGCGAGCGCGATCGGGTCGCCTTCACCCTCGACATCGCCGGGATAGGCGTCGATCTCGTCGAGGAAGAGGAACCGCGCCGTCATCGAGCGCAGCCCGACGGCGCTGTTCGCCCCGGTCAGCACCAGGATGCCGCCGGGGAATTCCTTCGACAGCAGCGTGTTGCCGCTGTCCCGCGCGCGGGCTGGCGCCACCCGCTCCCGCAGCGCCGGGGTCTCCTCCAGCAGCGGGTCGATCCGCTGGCGCGAGAAGCGCTTTGCCAGTTCGACGGTCGGCTGCACCGCCAGCACCGGCGCGGGCACATGGTGCAGGATGTAGCCGAGCCAGTTGTTCCCGGCCTCGGTGGCGCCGACCTGGGCGCCCTTCATGAACACCACGCGCCTGGCGGGGTGCACCGCCGAGAGCGCGTCCATCACCTCCCGCAGGTACGGCGTCCGGCTCGTCCTCCACGGGCCAGGTTCCGAAGAGGCCCGGCTGCCGAGGATCCGGTGCCGCTCGGCCCATTCCGAGACCCGAAGCTGCGGCGGCGGGCGGAGCATCGCCCCGGCGCGCCGGCGGACATGGTCACGCGTGCGGGCGCCCATGGCGGCCTCGCTCGCGAGACCGCTATGGGGTCCCGTCCGCGGCCCGATCTCCGCCGAGGCCTGGGGGATCGAAGCGATCGGCCGCCTCCGTCAGCAGATCGGTGATGTGCTGTTGCAGGATGGTCTGCAGCAGATGCGGGTCGACACCGAGCTCCGCGGCGATCAGCCCCGAGACGCGGGCCGGCCAGTTCAGCAGTGCGTCGCGCATCGCGCCGGCGATCTCGTCGATCGTGGCGTTGGCCTCGCCGACGTCGAGCAGCCGGCGCTTGTTCTCGTCGAGCGCGAGGCGCTGCGCCTCGACCTTCAGCGCGAGCTGCGCGACCTTCAGCCGGGCGTAGGGCGTGTCGCCAGCACCGGCGGCGCCGCTGCCATTGGCCAGCGGCGAGCGGGCGGGATCGGCGGTCTCCACCAGGCGCCGGCGGGTCTTGTCGATGTCCCACCGGCCGTCCGGCTCGCGGGCGATCCGGTTGGTCTGCTCGGCCTTGCGCAGCGCCGTCTCGGTGATGCCGATGCGGCGCGCGGCCTCGCGGGTGGAAGGGGTGAGTTCTGGCACGGCGGCATCTCTCCCGCCGCGCGCGGGGTGTGGGTCAGGCAGCGCGCCGCGCGCGCTGGCGGGCTTTCTCGAAGGCCGCGACCGCGGCCGGCCAGTCCAGCGTCGCGGCGGCGCCGATGACCTGCACCGGCGTCAGCGTCACGCGCCCGCGACCCCAATAGTCGCCGTCCTGCGTGGCGATCCAGCCGGCGAGACCCTGCCGCGCGAGGGCATCGCCCGCGGCCGTGATCTCCTCCGCAGAGGGCGGCGCCGCCCGCCCCATCGTGACGTGCCGGCCGTCCTGGCCGAGCACGATCCAGCGGCGCAGCGTGCGGGCGCTCATCGCGCCCGCTCCGCGTCCCGGATCTGCGCCAGCAGCTCGCCGAGCCGGCGGCGCCAGATGCCGGCGCCCTCGATGCAGTAGGCCGGGCCATAGCGGCCGCTGCCGCCCCGCCGCGCGCTCCGAAGCCAATGCGCGTGGCTCAGGCGGGCGTGGTCAGCGAGGCCCTTGAGGTGCGTGATGGTGGCGGTCTGCTGCATCGTCCGTCTCCGTGCTGCGCGGCGGGTTGCCTGCGCGTGAGGGACGCTTCGCGCTGTGGTTCGAGACAGCCAACTCGCGAAAGCGCCGGGGATCGCGATGATCCCCGGCGTTCGGATTGATTTGCGTCGCTGTGGCTCGGCCGCGTCACTCGGCGAGGCGGTAGATCGAGTAGGAGCCCTTGGCGCCCTCCTTGTTCGGGCCGACCATGCGGATGCGCTCGGCAGCGATCACGCTGATGCCCTGGCGCTTCTTGAGGCCGGCGAAGAACCCCCGCACCGTGTGCGGCTGCCAGCCGGTGGCCTCGCAGATCTGCGCGATGGTCGCGCCCTCCTCGCGGCGCAGCAGGGCGAGCACCGTCTCCTGCTTCGTGCCCTCGCGCGGCTTGCGCGGCGCGCCGGGCTCGCGGGTGACGCGGGCGGGCTTCGTCGCGAGCAGCGCGCGGAGCGCCTCCATCGGGCTTTCGAGGGCGGCGATGACGTCCGTCTCGCGGTTGGCCTCGTCGTCCCAGGCGGCGAGCACCGCCGCGGCGGCGTCGCGCAGGCCGGCCCGCGGGGCGGGCGTGGGCGCGGCCCGGGCGGCCTCGGCCGCCTCCGCGGGGATGTTCCCCTCCGCGGCGTCCTCCGCGCCCGTAGGCGCCGTGTCGGCCACCGGCGCGGCGGCCTCCGCGGCGGCGCGGCGCGCGGCGTTGCGGCGGGCGATGGCTTCGGCGCTCTGCTCGTCCTCGTCGCCAGCGTCGCCCGCATTCGGGTCGAGCCCGATGGCGCGCAGCCCGTCGTCGGTGATCTTGAGCAGCATCTCCTCCCCCTCCACCGTCCACTTCGCGTGCGCGTCGTAGGAGGCGCGGTGCACGCCGATCACCAGCTCCTGCTTGAGCAGCGCCTGCGCCACCTTCTGCCGGGCCCCGGCCGGCAGCCGCTCGGGCGGGTAGGCCAGGTGCTCGGGGTGCTCGGCGGCGGCGGCGAGGATGGCGCGCTGTGTATCGGAAAGCTTCGTCATGGTGCTGGTCTCCGGTGTCGGAAGCCGACCATCGGCCTCCTACTGCCGGAAGCCCCGCCGGGCAGGGCCCGGTCGGGGCTGTGCGCTATGTGTCTGCGTCAGACGGCGTAGTCCCCGCGCTTGAAATACTGGTCCGCGATCGTCTTGAGCTTCGCGGTGGCGTCGGCCAGCCACTCGGCCTCGCACCAGAGGACCGCCTCGGGATCCGCGCCGAAGTGGTCCGCGCTGGCCTGCTGCAGTTCGGCGAGCAGGGCATCGAATTCGGCCTTCTTCGCGAGGAAGGCGGCGAGGCTGCGCTCCTGGTTGCGGGCGGCGCGGGCTTGGCGGTCGGTCATCGTCGTCTCCGTCGTGGTGCAGGGGCCAATCCCCTGCGCGTGACGGACCATTCGCGCTGCGCCGCGCCCGAGCCAAGCAAGATGGAGCGTCATGTTTCTGCTATGATTCGGCCCTGTGGATCACATCATGATCGTGCGGCCTGGCGAGTTCCTGCATCACCGCGAGGGCCCGCCCGAAGAGGAAGCCCGCCTCGCGCGTCATGCGGCCAGTTCTCGTCGCCGCGCGGCAGCGACGTCGTCGAAGATGCGATCTTCAGTGTCCAGAACAGCAGGCTGGCCCGTCATTGCCTGCCAGCGTTCGACGGCCACGTCGCAGTATGCGGGGCTGATCTCCATCGCGAGGCAGACGCGCCCTGTGACCTCGGCGGCGATGATGGTGGTGCCACTGCCACTGAAGGGCTCGTAGACGGCCTCGCCCTCGGCGCTGTTGTTGACGATCGAACGACGCATGCATTCGACCGGCTTCTGCGTACCATGCACCGTCGCGAGGTCCTCCGGGCCAGCGCCGATCGACCACAGCGTGGTCTGGTCCCGCGCGCCCTGCCAATGTCCCGTTCCGCCCTTGCGCACGGCATAGAGGCACGGCTCGTGCTGCCAGTGATAATCACCGCGGCCCAGCACCAGGCGGGGCTTCGCCCAGATGATCTGGCTGCGGATCACAAAGCCCGCCGCCTCGAGGCTCTCGATCACCGTGCGCGCGTGGACGCCGGCATGCCAGACATAGGCGACGTCACCAGGGAACAGCGCCCAAGCCTCGCGCCAGTCGGCGCGATCGTCGTTGGCCACCTTGCCCGTGCGCATCGTTGTCGAGACGCCGGCTTCGTTCCGCCATTCGGGCTCGTAGTTCACCCCGTAGGGCGGGTCTGTGACCATCAGGTGCGGCCGCGTGCCCGCGAGCAGCCGAGCGACGTCGGCGGCGCTGGTCGCATCCCCGCACAGCAGGCGATGCCGGCCGAAGCGCCAGAGATCACCGGGCCGCGTGACGGGCTGTGCGGGCGGCTCTGGCGCCGGGGCGTCAGGATCGACCTGGGGCAAAGTGTCGTCGCCGCCATCGATCTCCGCCAGCAGCCGGTCGAGCTCCATCCCCGAGAAGCCGAGCACGTCGAGGTCCACCACGGCCTCGTCGCGGATGCGGGCGATCTCGGCGGCGAGCAGCGCCTCGTCCCAGCCGGAGTTCAGCGCGATCTGGTTGTCGGCCAGCCGCAGCGCCCGCGCCTGCGCCTCAGTGAGGTGCGACAGGCGGATGGCCGGCACCGCCGCCATGCCGAGGCGCTTGGCGGCCATGACGCGGCCGTGGCCCGCGACCAGCACGCCGGCGGCGTCCACCAGCACCGGGTTCACGAAGCCGAATTCGGCGATGGAGGCGGCGATCTGCGCGACCTGCGCGTCGGAATGCGTCCGCGCGTTCTCCGCGTAGGGCACCAGCGCGGCGACGGGGATGGTGGTGACCGCGAGATCACGCAGCATCGGCAAGGGCCTCCGCACGGGTGGCCGCCACGGCGTCGTAATCGCGCCCATCCTCGGCGAGTGTCACCGGCAGGTCGGGGTACAGCATCCGCCAGCGGGCGATGGCGAGGTCGACATAGGCGGGCGCAAGCTCGATGGCGCGGACGCGCCGGCCGGTGCGTTGACCCGCCAGGACCGTGGTGCCGCTGCCCGAGAAAGGCTCGAACACGACGTCGCCCTCGTCCGTGTAGGCGCGCATCAGGAACGCGGGCAGCGCGACCGGGAACACCGCCGGGTGCTCGGTCTCGATGCCCCGGCCCTTGTGGCGGGTGATGCGCAGCACGCTGTCCGGGATGCGCGTCTCCTGCACGGGCAGGCCGATGTGGGTGTAGGCCTTCACCTCGCCGTCGGCGGCGCGCAGCCCGCTGCCCTTGTTCGGCGTGCCAGCCCATTTGCACGGCACGATCTTATTCGCCTGCCGCGCCTCGCGGTTGAAGTGGAACACCAGCTCGAAGGCCGGCGCCAGACGGCCGTTCCAATCGCCAGGCAGGCCGGGGCCCTGGTCCCAGGCATACAGCCCGAAGCGGCGCCAGCCCTGGCCGCGCATCCAGTCGAGCCAGCCCTGCCAGTAGGGCTGCCACTCGCCCTCGCGATGGATCAGCCCGAGGTTCACGAGCAGCTGCGCGTCTGCGCGCATAGCCCGGTCGAGATGCTGGAACACGCCCTGCATCAGCGCGTCCCAATCCGTCACGCCGCCGGTGGTGTAGTCGCGCTGGTTGCCGTAGGGCGGCGAGGTGAACAGCAGCGCGGCACGATCCGCGCCCATCACGCGCGCCACGGCGGCGCCGTCGGTGCTGTCGCCGCAGGCGAGGCGGTGCTCGCCCAGCAGCCAGAGGTCGCCCGGGCGGGTGACGACCTGGCGCGGCGGGTCCGGCTCGGCATCGGCCGGATCATCCTCCGCCGCTGCCTCCTCCGTTCCCGCCGCGCCGTCGCCCTGCTCCCCCTTGGCCCCCTGGACCGCGGGCGCCGACAGGGCCTCGGGCGCGTCGCCGTCGGACACGGCCTCTCCAGCCGCCGCGAGGAGGTCGTCGAGCTCCGCGGCCGAGAAGCCAAGCATCGCAAGGTCAAGGTCTGGCGCGGCCTCCACCGCGGCGAGCGCATCGCGCAGCAGCGCCTGGTCCCAGGTCGCGTTCTCCGCGATGCGGTTGTCCGCAAGCCGCAGCGCCTCCTTCTGCGAGGCGGACAGATGCCGCAACACGATCGTCGGCACCTTCTCGATGCCGAGCGCCACCGCGGCCTCAAGCCGGCCGTGGCCGGCGAGCAGCACGCCGGCCTCGTCCACCAGCAGCGGGTTGGTGAAGCCGAAGGCCAGCATGCTGGCCTTGATCTGCTCGAGCTGCGCTTCGCCGTGCACGCGCGCGTTGCCGGGATGCGCGCGCAGTTCCGCCACCGGGCGCAGCAGAATCTTCGCTGCCATCCAGGGGAGCGTCATGGGGCCATCCGGGATCAGAGGTGGGGACCACGCGCGGAGCGTGGCGATGGTTCGCAGCGATCGCGCGGACATCACACGCAAAGAGTGCGAACCATGCGAACCATGGCTGCGAACCGAGTGCGAACATCGGGGACCATGGTTCGCACTCAAGCGATTGAAATCACGGGCAAAGGGTGCGAACTGCGAACCATGTTTCGGGCCAGGCGCTAGCGATGTTGCGCGCTTCCGCCCCCCGCATACGCCAGGCGCAGGAAGGACCCTGCGGCTCGCGAGCCACTGTGTCGATCGAGCGACGCTGTGGCCGGTGAGCCGCGGCGGGGGCGCACATCGTCAGCGTGGTTGAAGTCTATGCCCGGTGGTTCCAGCGCCGCAATACGCTTTCGGGCCAGGCTCGCGCGCAAGGTGGACATTGTCCATACGCAGCCCTATCTCCCAGGCAGGAGGCCAACATGCCCACACCCGCCAAACGCACCACCAAGCCGTCGACGCCGCAGGCGCGCCGCGCGAGCGCAACCACGGTCGGCGCGATCAACATCCGCGTCCGACCTGACGAGCGAGCCTTGATCGATCAGGCGGCTGTGATCGCCGGCAAGTCGCGCTCGGAGTTCATGCTGGAAGCTGCACGCCGCGCGGCGGCAGACGCCATCCTGGACCGCACGCTGTTCCGCGCCCAGCCAGCGGCCTACGCGAAGTTCCAGGCATTGCTCGACGCGCCGCCGAACCCGGATGGGCGGCTCCGCAAGCTGCTGGAGACGGCGCCGCCGTGGGGATGAGTGCCGGCCGGCTGAGCGCTCCGGCGCCGCTCGACGACACGCATGATCTGACGCTGTTCGACAGCGGCGAGCCCCCGCTCGACGAGTGGTTGCGCAAGCGCGCTCGCGCGAACCAGGCCGCAGGGGCGTCGCGCAGCTTCGTCGTGTGCCGGGGTTCCTTCGTGGTCGGCTACTATTGCCTCGCGGCGGGGGCCGTCGCGGTGACCGCGGCGCCTGGCCGCGTTCGTCGCAACATGCCCGACCCGATCCCGATGGCCGTGCTCGGGCGGCTTGCCGTCGATCGCAGCGTGCAGGGCCAGGGGATCGGGCGGGCATTGCTGCGCGATGCGGTGCTGCGCACGCTGCAGGCGAGCGAGGCGCTCGCCGTGCGGGGGCTGCTGGTCCAGGCGCTTAACCCGGCGGCGCAGGGCTTCTACCTGTCGTGCGGCTTCGTGGTCTCGCCGATCGACCCGATGGTGCTGATGTCGACGCTGCCGGATTTGCGCGCGGCGCTGGGCTGATCCCTTATGCCGCGGTTCGTCGCGGCACCAGGCCGTAGTGCACCGCCAGTACGCCGAGCGCCGCCACCAGCATGCCCTGCGCCTGCACGTGGTGGACTGGCCGCCCGGACCAGCCGCGGTGGGTTGCCCATTCCCGTAGCGAGTACTCGAGGCCGACCACATGCCACAGGCAGCTACCGCCCGGGCTGTCGGCGCCGCCGAACAGGGCCAGCGCTTCGAATAGCCGACTCCGTGCGGCGGCTTGGCGTTCGCCGAGGTTCAGCCCCGTCTGGCCGCTTGGCAGGTGCAGGAGGGCCGAGGTGCGCATGCCGTCGAGCGCGGCCGTGCGAAACGTCGTCCGGAAGATGCAGCCCGCCTCGTGCATCTCGCGCGTGATCGTCCCGCTCGCCAGCATCATGGCCAGGGTGTCGACGGCGCGGCGGTGCAGGATCGGCGTGCCGGTGTCCGGGTCCGTCCCGCGCACGCCCTCGTCGAAGCCGCCATGCTGCAGACGCCACTTCGAGGGTTTGGAGAGATCCTCGCGCGGCGTCGTGCGCTTCGCCTTGCGCTTACCGGCCATGCTCGTTCCCTCCCTGCCGCCGCCCCCAGAGGCGGTTGGCCTCGTTGGTGATCGCCTGGCGCAGCCAGGGATCCGTGATGTCGTCGACCGGGATCGCGGCGATGCCATGCCGATGCCACGCGGCCGCGCGCATGGCGTTGAGCTCGGTCTCGTTGGTCGTGCTGCGGATGCTGCGGTTGAGTGCGCAGCGCGGCTCTGCGGGGCTGCCAGGCAGGCTCATGCGCGGCCTCCCTGTGCGTCGGTGAGCCAGAGAAGGATAGCGATGGCGTCCGCCTCGTTGTCGTCGGCGGGCGCGAAGCCGCGGGCGCGCATGGCGGCGATCATCGCCGCCTTGTCCGCGTTGCCGCGGCCGGTCGCGAAGCGCTTGATGGTGGCGAC